AAAACAATTGGCAGAAAGTCCAGCAGATGCACCTGTTAATACAAATAAATTTAGTGCAGATAAACCTGAACTTACAACAAAACAATATAATAAACTATCAAAACAAGAAAAGTTTTTATACAACTTAAATAGATAATAAAAATAATAATAATTAAAATAAATTAAAAAAATGGCTTTAACAACAACAAGTAATTTTAGTGGAAAAGCAGCTGGTTTTTATATTTCAGCAGCACTAAAAGAAGCAAAAAGTTTAGATTTTTTAACTTCAATAGAAAATATTAAGTTTAAATCTAACATACAAAAAATGGACGCAACAGGAATGGTACAAGATGCAGCGTGTAATTTTACGCCAGATGGAACTTTGGCTCTTACAGAAAATGTTCTTGAACCAAAACTATTAATGATTAATACAGATTTATGTAAGAAAGATTTACTAGATTCATGGGAAGCTTTACAAATGAGAGCAGGTGCAGGTGCGCCACCACCAGCATCATTTGAAGATTATGTTATATCTTACTTAGGTGGAATTATAGCAGATGGTGTAGAAAGTTCTATATGGTTTGGTACAGGTGCGGTAGGATCAGGAACATTTTTAGGGTTTTTAGATGCAGCAGCAGGAACTATTGCAACAGGTGCAGGAGTTGTACAAGATGCACTAGCAGCACCTTATTCACCTACAAACATTATAACACCATTACAAGATTTAGTAGCAGCTTGGGCAGCATCTACTGCAACTAATACAATGTATAAAGAAGATACTTATATTTACATGAATAAGAAAACTTATTCTAATTACATTTCAGCAGTATCTACATTAGGATATGTAAACGCATACATGATGAATGGTGATTACGAGCCTGTATTTGAAGGACACAAAATTGCAGTCTGTCCTGGCATGCCTGATAATCAATGTGTTATAGCACAAAAATCTAATCTATTCTTCGGTACTGATTTATTATCAGACCACACTAGAATACAATTAATGGATATGGGCAATCTTGATGGTTCTGATAACATTAGAGTTGTTGCAAGATATTCAGGTGGTGTACAAACAGGTATTAATACTGATATTGTACGTCAAGCATAATAAACTAGAAATATGGTAGGGGTGTAAAAACCTCTACCTTAATTAAAAAAATAAATAATATGAGTACAGCAGCTTGTTCAAATTTAACGAAAGGAAGACAATTACAATGCGATAGAATTGCAGGTGGTATAAAAAATATTTATTTTGGAGTTTATGATGATTTTGATGCAAATGCAACAACAGGTGAAGTTTTAAATACAGGTATTGTAGTTGCAAGTGGTGCAGTAACAGATATTAACATGGGTAGTGGTACTTTTTTAAGAAGATACTCTTTACCACGTGGTGAAAGTTCACTAACAGAAACTATTGTTGGTTCAACTGAAAATGGAACTATACATTATACACCACAAGTATCAATAAAACTAAATCATTTATCTACTGCTGATCAAAACGAAGTAAGATTATTAGCAACAGTAAAATTAGTTATATTTGCAGAATTAAATCAATTAAATGCAGCTGGTAAAAATGTAATAGTTTGTATGGGTGTAAGAAATGGTATGCGTTTAAATAGTGGTACTAATTTAAGTGGTGCAGCATTTGGAGATCATAATGGTTATTCATGGACTTTTGACGGAATGGAAGAAGAACCAATGGCAGTAGTTGCAGATTATGAAAATACACCATTTGATAATAGTACTTTTAATAACGTGCAAGTAGATATAGATTAATTACAATAAACTCTAACATTAGTGTTTTTATATATTTTCTTAATTAAGGTGGTTTTATACCACCTTTTTTTTTAGAATACAAATAAATTCTACAATTTTCTATATTATAATATGATACAATTAGATTACACTACACCGAATACAGAACAAAGTGTATATATATCAACAGAAGATAACAGAATAGATACAAGTGTTGCAAAAACACAAGTAGCTTTACTATTCGAAATAACTAATGATATGTCAGGTAGTGTAGTATATGCTTATTTATTAAAAATTAATGTAGATAATAGATATACAACAGGAACATTAACACCTAAAAATACAAGTCCTGATATGTTTTCAGGACAATTTATAGCTCTACCTGTTGGTTATTATGATTATAACGTATTTGAACTTACAACACAATATTCAGCAGGTAGTGTATCTTATAATTGTAATACATTACCACCTACAAGTGCTGGAGTATTAGGTAAAGTTATTGTAGAAGATCCATCAGGAACAGAAGTATATACTCAAGATTTAACAGGTAAAAATGATGTCTATACACAAGAAATAGATAGATTATCAGCAGGTCTATATAATATGGATATAAAAAACACTTGTAATGATGTTATTTTTGATGGTGCAATTTTAGTAGGAACAGATACTGCACAAGCTGATAATACAAGATTTGTAGAAATTCAAAATGTAGTACAAACATCAACAGGTGTAACATTTGATATTGTATCTAAAATGCCTGTTGGACACTCTTACGGTTTTTCAGTAGGTAGTGCAACTGAAGTACAAGTTACTGATATAACATCTGTACCACAAACTACTTCACATTCTTTTGCACAAATTGGCAATCCTACATTAGCAGCAAATTTAGTAGAGTGTAAACAATATAATCAAACAGGGGGTGCAGCAGGTGGTGGTACAATAGTAGGTTCAACACTTAATATTAGACCTGTAAAAAACCCATCAGAATACTATGGTATAGCTATTGTATTAGCTTCTAACAACGTTTTAAATAGTACATTAGGTACACAACTAAAAACAGGTAATGCTTTTATTTCAGCTATATATGGTGCTTCTTCTGCAACAACTAATCAACAATTTTATGTATTACAAGGACAAGTAACAGAAGGTAAAATGTATATATCACAAAAAGACACTACATTAAAAGAAGTAACATATAAAGAGCATGAAGAACCAGCAGGCACAAATTATATATATTATGGACAATAAAAAAATAAAAAAATGGCAATAGAAAACGTACAACAATTATTAGTAGAACAATTAGGTAAAAATGGTAGTACAGAAATATTTACTACTGCTGCACAAACAGGTAAAGATTTTTATGCAGTATATTTTCCTGTAACATCAGTAGTTAGTTCTATAACAGTAGCAGATGCAACAGGTGAAAGTGCATTAGTTACGACACTACCTGCGGGTACAACTTTATTTATGAACGTAACCGACATACAACTTAGTAGCGGTATAGGTATAGGTTATCATGAAGGACTAGCAACATAAAATATGTTAGGATTAAAATTAGCAAATAGTATTAATAAAACTACAACAGGTTACAACATTTATTCTGTTGATTTAGATGGTGTTGATGCTTATATTGATATTAATGAAAGTAAAACATTAATTAGTGGACAACGTGGTTCATGTAGTGCTTGGTTTAAAATAGATACTACAAGTACAAGTTCAACAATATGGCAAGCTAGAGTAGATAGTAACAACTATGTAAATGTATTTTATCATAATGGTACAACTGAATTAAGAATAGCTTATAGATTAGGTGGATCGACAAAATTAGCAACACATACAGTAGATTTTGAAAATGATGGTAAATTTCACCATATTTTAGCAACTTGGACACCTACAAGAATAGAACTATTTATAGATGGTATATCACAAGCAGTAAATACTTTTAGTGGTACATTTACAGGAACTTTTGCAAATAACATGATAGGACAAAACACATTAGGTGGTAATTTTTTACATGGTAAAGTTGCACAACTAGGTTTATTTAATGCAGTTGTAGGAATATCAGATGTATATGTTGCTAATAGTGAACCAATAGATTTAACAAGTAATAGATTTTTAGTTGCATACTATAAACTAGACGAGGGTAGCGGTACAACTGCAATAGATAGTAGCGGTAACAATAATAACGGTACTTTAAATAATAATGCAACTTATAGTACAGATGTACCTTTTAAAGCAGGATAAATGAAATATACAATACTAAATACAGAAGAATTAAATAATGTAAATTTTGATGAAGTTTTAGAAACATCACGAAATACTTTAAGATATAATAATCAAAAAACAAAATTTGTGTTAAAATTCAAAGGTAATACACCAAGTTTTTTAGTTGATAAACAACTATATGATTATAATGGTATAATGCAAATACTTAACAGTCCTGATTGGACACAAGAAGATTAATTATGAAAGAAATTATTAATATTGATTTATCAGCACAAACTGCACCACAAGTACAAGAAGTACGTGGGAAAGATTATATAGAATATGGTACTGAAAATTGGAGAAATTTATATCCACAATTTTTAATTGATTTGTACTACAACAGTTCTACTAATGCAGCTATAATAAATGCTACAAGTGAATTAATTGCAGGTGAAGAAATAGTAATAGATGATGAAGATGATCGTAATTTAGATGCTATGGTTAAACTAAAGCAATTTATGGCTAATCCTAATTCTAATGAAACACTACATGAGTTAGTTAAAAAAATATCTTTTGACTTTAAATTACAGGGTGCATTTGCTTTAAATATTATATGGAGTAAAGATAGAACACAAATAGCAGAAATATATCATATACCTGTTGAGAAAATACGTTGTGAAAAACCTGATGCAATGGGTAAAGTATGTGCATATTATGTAAGTGCAGATTGGAGTAATACAAGAATAAACAAACCTTATAGAGTACCAGCATTCAACGTAAATGATAGAACATCAGCTAACCAAATACTTTATACAGGTCTTTATTCACCTAATATGAATAGTTATTTTACACCTGATTATTTAGCTGGAAATAATTGGAGTTTGATAGATCAAAAAGTATCAGAATATCATCTTAATAATATATCTAATGGGTTTAGTGGTTCTTATTTTATATCTTTTGCGAATGGTGTACCTACACAAGAAGAACGTTTTCAAATAGAAAATAGTTTAAAAGAAAAATTTACAGGTAGTGAAAGTTCAGGTAGATTTGTACTTACCTTTAGTGAAGATAGAAATAGAGTACCTGAAATCACACCTATTGCAGTAAGTAATGCAGATAAGCAATATTTAGCTTTACAAGAGTTATTAGTGCAAAA